CACTCGTGTACACTTAATTGCGCCAAATGTACACGTTACTGTGTCATGTACATACCATCAACGTTCCTCTAATGCTTTCCAAGAGTAGGGAAACTCAGGCTCTATGGCAGCCTTAAGCATCTCAGCAAACACCATAGCCTCCTCTTGTGCTCCTTCACCACTGCGTAGATTGTACACGTGGTAGAACGCTAACAGATTACCAGACCAAATGAAGTTCACCATCATAGATTGTGGTAACACCATTCGTGCCATCTCTGGCGCAACACCATCTTCCAGCATCATCCTGTACAACTCTACTGACTCTTCTACACGATGCTCATACAAGCGCTGCCACTTAGGACTATATGGGTGACGACCACCAGACCCTTGCTTGATGCTATCGTCAGGACGCTTACGCCACCCGTCAGGGTTAAAGAACTCTGGGATGTCATCAACGTAACGTCTACTCTCTTCGTTCCATGTCAGCCCAGCCTGATGCTTCATTAGCTGTCTAGCGAGGAATAAAGGTACACTGCAACGAAGCTGTATAAAATTATGCCTAAAAGGCGTCTCATGTCTGTGTCGAGCAAGATAGTTAATAAGCTTGACATCTTTACCCTCCATGTTATCTGCTTCTTTAGCAAAGCTTACTCGTGCAGAGTTGACGACCGAAAGGTCGCCCCCTGCTGAATCAATTAGTTCTACTTTCATTTATCACCCATGGCAACTTAAGCATTCTTCAGCGTCCTGCAGTGCGTTGCGTTCCACTGCTAGACCAACTTTATCTGCCTGTACTGCCGCATTAGTACGGAAATAGTACAGACCCTTCAGGCCACTCTTCCAAGCCCTTAGGTGGACCCCATTGACATAGGACCTTGGGCTTCCTGCTGGAAAGAACAGATTGACTGACTGACCTTGGCAAATGTACGGTTGTCGTTCTGCTGCATGATCTATGACATGCGACTGATCAATCTCAAAGGCTGTCTTAAATACTTCCTTGGTCTCCTCAGGGATCTCAAGGTGCTGTACTGAGCCAGCGTGGTTGATGATAGACTTCCAAGTCACATCATTGTTCATGTCAAGCTTCTCAAGCTCCTTCTCTAGATATTTGTTCTTAACTAAATGGGCGCCTGCGCGAGTTCTGTGAGTGAAGGCATTAGACTTAAGAGGCTCAATGCTTGCTGTGCAACCACAAATGATACTACTGTTAGCATTAGGAGCGATAGCAAACAGGTGAGCATTGCGATCCCCAGTACCTTCAAGATCAGACGGTTCTCCTTTCTCTCGTCCAAGCTGCTTAGTCGCTTTCTTGGCTTGTCCATGTATGTCCCTAAATATCCTCTGGTTCATTAGTTTAGCACCTAGGTCGCCCCAAGCATACCCATGCTGCTGGAGGAGCCCTGCGAAGCCCATGGCACCCAAGCCTAGACTACGTTCTGCCTGTGCAGAGAACTTAGCTTTCTCTAGCTCGTCAGGAGCATTGTCGATGAAGAACTGAAGAACATTATCCAAGAACCGAATAAGGTCTGGGATCATGTCAGTGTTCTCCCACTCGTGGTACTTCTCAAGGTTTACTGAAGATAGGCAGCATACCGCAGAGCGCTCTTCGCTTGTGACGAGGTGGATTTCATTGCAAAGATTGCTTCCTCTAACTTTGAATCCAAGTTCCTGCTGCCGAGCATTAAGTCCTCTATTTGCTGTGTCGATGAAGTTGATATAAGGACTTCCAGTGCGGCTACGAGCTTCAAGTAGTCTTTCCCACAATCCTCTAGCTGAGACAGCTTCTGCAACATCTCCTGTCGCTGGGTCTCTGAGTTGCCATTCGTTGTCATTCTCAACGGCCTCCATAAACTTATCAGTAACATTCACTGCATTAAACAAGTTGAAACACTTGCGGTTACTATCGCCACCCGTAGGGAGCTTTAGGTTGATGAACTCAACAATGTCTGGATGATCAATGTCGATGTATGCTGCATAACTACCCTTGCGTGTCTTACCTTGTTTGTAGGCAGTCATCTGGCTATCGACCACTTTGATGAATGGTATAGGACCTGGGCTCTTATCGGATATGCCCCTTACGTCACTCCAGTGTCCACCTACGCCTCCACCTTTGACACTCAGCCAAGCAACCTCTGCATTATGTTCGACAAGCCCAGATATAGAGTCGGGAACATAAGTAAGAAAACAACTAATAGGAAGACCTCGGACCTTCTCGCCAGCTTTAGGAGCGTTAGAAAGAACAGGACTACTGAACATAAACCAACGCTTACTAGCGTAATCATAAATGCGTTGAGCAAACTCCTCATCTCCTTCACAGTAAGCCTCTGCTGCTCGAGCAAAGGCGTCCTGAGGATCTTCCCCATCTCTACAGTAGTAGTCCTTGAGCAGACTCAATGCCTGCTCGGAGAACCCCTGATTTCGTTCATAATTTACTTTAACCATTTAGTTTCTCTTCCAGTTCTGAATAACCGCCAATGTACTGATCATCTATGAATATCTTTGGTACTGTCCGTACTCGCTCCCCTAGGCGCTCCTCAAGCTGATCTAGAAGGTTTGGACTTACGTCTATCTGATGGTATAAGTAGCTCTGGTTTTTAGCAACACAGAGCTTCTGAGCCTCCTTACACCATCCGCAAGCACTAGTGCCATATATCTCAATCATGCTGCATCCTTCACAAACTGTCCATCAACCATCCGACCCTTGCGTGTCGCTATCTCCCCATAGGCAGCACTTAGGCAGTCCCTATAGCGTAGTCCGTACATCTCGGCAAGTATGATAAGAACTACCGTACAGTCGCCTATGGCGTCTGCGTACTCAGTGCGGTCATCTTTCTCATAGGCTTCCTTAAGCTCCTCCATTTCCTCTTGGAGTTTCTTAAGTTGTCCCTCGATAGTGCCCTGCTCTAGAATTCCACGTTCATCTGCCCAACCGACAATCAAATCTTCAAGCATCATAGTTCCTTAATCATGTAGTCAATGTACCATTTACATTTCTCTAGGTCCTGCCTAGGGTTGTTCTTGTTCAAGTGCCTGCTCAAGTACTTCAGAGCATTCCCAAACGCATAGCTGTATGAGTCTGGGACGGTATCTTCAATGTAGTCGATCACCTCAATCTCTTTATTCGCATAGTGAGCAGGGTGATTCACCATGTCTACGTCCATCGGTGCCTAAGCTCCTCTAGTTGGTATGAGTCATCTTCTGTAAGCTTCAGTGTACCTTTGCAGGAATCGAAGGACCAGTTGAGACCCAGAGGGTTTAGGTACGAATCCGACCAAAAGATACAAGCTGCTTCTGCGTATCTCATCGCTGATTTAGATGAGAAGATACCGATGATCTCTTTTTTTGCAATCTCATTTGGGTTATCCAGTATTGTTTTGGACGTTGAGTTGTACTCTTTCCACTTCGTTTGATAGCCCTTACTTGTCCAGAACTGCTTACGACCAACATAGTATCTTCCGTCTTTCATTGTGATTTCATATATGAACCCTAGGTAGTCCTTAAGGTTATCTTCAAAATCTTTTAAGTGTGTCGAGTTAATCCAGTCCTTCATCTTCTTCGTCCTCGTCAACATCGAACAGATCCTTGAGCTGATCCATGTGTTCCTCGACTTTATCTGGGAATTGGGCAAGGACATCCTCAACCTCAATCCCCAGCACATCACAAAGAAGACAAACATCTACGTATTTAAGACATTCATCTGTAAACATATCATAGTTCCGTAATTTCTATCACCTTGGGTGGATTGACAACCTTAGTTAAAAACCTTGGACCAGTAGAATACAAGAATGTTCTTAACTCGGGGTAGCAATGATTTTTGTAACCGCAGTAGGAACAACCAGTTGCCAACTTTTCGTTTCCAGATTTGCCATCTGCCACGGGCGAATAGCAATGCTGTGGCGGCTGTGGCTGCTCCACGATCTTTTTTACGTTTCGGACCCGTTCAGCAATGTCATACTTAATGAAGTCATAAACATCTGCTTGGGTGTCCTCTTCGTCATACTCTAGGTATGCAAGATTACCGTTCTGTTTGTCAATAGCTAACCAACCATACTTCTTGTCTCCTTCTGAATGTGCATATGCTTTGATCTGGGCAATGTAACCAAAGGGGTCATCGAATGCCAGAGTACCATCTTTGAACTTCTTGAATCCGTAGGTCGACGTACTCTTAACGTCAATCAAACGACCATCTACTCGGGCATCCATATGACCCTTGACACCTTCGACTTCACAAACTTTCTGTTCGTCAGTAACAGAGTGACCTGAGAGTCGAATGAACAGCAGAAGCATCTCCTCGATCATATGGCCATACATGAACTTGATGTACGTGTGTGGCTTGAGTTTCTCTTTGGAGTACTTGTGTGCAGAGTACCAAAGTTCTCGATCAGGTTTGCCTATGGCGCTCAATCGTAGGTTGCGACTATCACGAGCTCCCTTGGATGGTTTGAACTCTTTACGCATAAGGTCCTTCATGGCCTCACCAAAGCGTTCAATCTCCGCATCAACGTCAACGTCCTTTGGCGTATTGCGGTTCTCCATTAAGTCGTAAATATCATCTACGAGGGTGTAAACTGATTTCATGTTTTTCTCCTAAAGTATACGGATAGTATATCATATCCTTTAGGACACATCAACACTTTTAGTGCGTCTGTGCCCAGTTATCGCCAATCTTGTATTCACCATCTAAAGGACAACGCATCTTGAAGTGAATACCTGCGGCTTTGATTGACTCTACCATCAGATACCCTACGTTTTGTGCATCCTTATCAGCAGCCTCAATCTGATATTCATCGTGGATTGAACCGACTAGTCTGTAGTCTAGCTTCCATTGTGCTGCAAAGTCTACGAAAATATCAAGAGCTTTCTTCATAACTACAGCGCCAGCAGATTGAAGCAGTGTGTTTAAGGCTGCGTGCTCTGACCTGATCCAGAGCCTGCGTCCATCGAGGCCCCTGAGAAAGCCTCTTTGAGCAGCCGTTGATACTCTATCTCGAAGCTCTGCAAGAGCTGGAGTGTTTTCAAGGAACTTTCGTTTAAGGTTTTTACCGTGGTTTGAGCTTCCTCCCACAATTGATCCAATTTTGGCATCTCCTGCCCCATAGAGAAAGGCGTAGATAAATGTTTTTGCTTGATCTCTTGAAGGGAGTCCTGCAGCATTTTGGTTTGCAGTGTGAATATCTCCGTTAAGTATTTCATGTGTGTATTCCTCATCGTCCATATAGTGAGCCAACATACGTAGCTCTAATCCAGAAGCATCAACCCCTACGAGCTTACGACCCTCTGGGACCACCCAGCAACTACGGCACTCCTCGCCATACTCTGAGTAAACTGCAGGCACCTGTGCCATATTAGGACTACTGTGAGTCATGCGACCCGTTACAGCACCAATAGCATTGACCTGCCCATGTACCCTGCCGTCATCCTCTACGGCATCAACCCAAGACTGCACCTGTGCGATTCGCTTCTGTACCAGTAGGTACTCTGCGATCAACTGAGCCTCAGCAATATCAGTAACATCCTTAAGAACACGTTCATCAACTATTGCCTGTCCCTTGTCTGTGAATTTCTCAGGCTTCCAACCGAAGTGCTGTAGATACCTGCCAATCTGTTGTCGACTACCTAGATTGAACTCAGGGTAATCTATGCGACTAAATGTACCTGCTACGTTTACCCAAGAGTCGCCTAAGAACTTTAGTCCCACGGTGGATAACGTACCATCCTTTTTTATTTTCGGACGAACTTCCTTAATGAACGTAGGCAGCGGTTTGAAAGTTTGTAGTACTTTTTCTTCAAGTTCATTTTTCTTCTCCTGCAGTGTGGCTAGTAGGTCAAACGCTTTTCGTTGATCGAGTAACCATCCATTATCAATTTGAGTGCTAATAGCTTCCTGTACTTTATGCTCAAGGTCAATGCTTTCGTTTCCAAAAGGACTAAGCTTTTCAGTGAGTAGTTCGTACAGCCGTTCAGTAACTCTAACGTCTTGCTGACAGTATTCCACCATCTCAGGCGTGAGTTTAGACCAATCATTATAATCTCCCTTGGGGAACTTCAGACGTTCGCCCCATTTGCCTAGTGAATGACCACCCTCAAGAGACGGATTATATAGTCGGCTCATCACGAGAGTATCTGTCAGTTTGTAGTCATCAAAGGAAACCCCTAGGAGCCTCTTGACCACTGGAATATCGTAATTAATGATATTGTGTCCAATGATCTCTGTCACCCCGTCTAGCAGTGCCTCCATATCACTCTTGGTAGGTTTCTCTATAGTCACCATCTGCCCGTCCTTGATTGCACATAGACACCAGATGATCGAAGGTTTCAGTCCGTTGGTTTCAATATCAAAAATTAACTGCATCGTTAAAATTCATCCTCTTGGTTTGCCGCTTGGGTCTCAGGTGGCTCCCCTCGCTCCAATCGTCCCGTCTGGGAATTGTAGTACAACCAACCAGCAGGTCCTGTCATCCCTGTGCGCCTGCACTTGACTACCTGAACCATGGTAGAGTTGCGAGCGTAGTCATCATCAGCCATCTTGTCACGAGAGAGCAGGATGGTGTTGAATGCGATCTGGTTGATAGAGCCCGAGCCCTTCAAGTCGTATTCGTTTACGTTGTGTGGGTTCGTCATAGAAGGCTTACGCATGTGCGAAACAACTATGATAGAAGCCTTGGTCTCTTTTGCCAGCTTCAGCAACCGATCCATGAAGTCATCAATGGTCTCGTTGTTGTTGCTAGTCACTGCTGCCTGCAGAGGGTCGATGATCAGTACCTCACAACCATTGCCCTTGACCATGGCACGTAGCTTGATGAACAGTTCGTCAGAGTCTACGGCACCATTGTGGTCCAGTAGGAGGATTCGTCCGTCAGTGATAATGTCAGTATGTAACTTATCAAAATCAATGTTAGAGCGGTCCTCTAGGGCTAGATTGTGACCCGTATGTATCGTCAGTAAGTTTTCTACTGCCTCACCATTATCAGCCTCTAGGAACGCACAGCCAATCTGTTTGCCAGTGTTCTTCCAGAAGTGGTACACGAGCTCATTCACCATGGTAGTCTTACCGATAGAAGTCAGAGCCCCTAGTACCGTAATCTCGCCTGCAGCAATACCTCCGTTCATCATCGCATTGAGGGACCCAAAGGACTCAGGAAACGGTATGATCTCCTCAGTGCCTCGCTTGATGAAGTCTCCCCAAGCATCCTGCAGGGTCACTATGCCCGTCATTCGGTACGGTTTAGCTTCCCACCAATCCGCTGTGAAATTACGGACCTTGTTGTGTGTCAGGTAGTCAGACGCATCCTTGTAGTCTGAAAGTGTAACAATGCGTGCCTTATTGGGCGAAAGGATCTGGGCGCACTTCTCAGCAGCCTCTCGACCCGCTGCGTCATTGTCAAAACAGATGACGACATTCTCAAAGCCCTCGAGCCACTCCAGATTGCTCTTGAAGTCCTTAACAGCACCCGCTGCACCTTTGCTGACCGATACCACTGGGAACTTGGAGCCCAACATTTCAAACGCTGCAAGTGCATCTAGCTCGCCCTCCACGACTGTTACGAAACGACCTTCATTCTTGAACAACTGCTGACCAAACAGTGTGTTGTCCCTCATGTTGCCCGTGGTACTGAATGACTTATCTGCGAGCCTGCGTACCTTGGTGCCTATGAAATTACCTCTACCATCAAAATAAGGGTAGTGATGTTTTGCAGGATTGTTAGTGCCTGCAGTGTTCTCTACAGTGACCCCGTACTTTTTCACGGTGTCCAGAGAGAGCCTACGGTCAACGATTGCCATAGGCGACCCAATCATCTCTGCGGGTTTGTTGTACGATACAACTTTTGCGGTAGCTTCCACGTTGTCAACCTCTTTAAAATGAGTTTGGCATGAAAAACAAAACCCATGTCCGTCAGAGTAGACCCCTAGTGCATCCGAAGATGCACATGAGGGGCAGCTCTGGTGTCCTATAAACTCAGCCTCAGAACTCTGAATCATCTTCCGCACCATCATGCTCTGCTTTCTCGACCACTCGGATTGCTTGCATGTAGACAGAAGTACCATGTACTGGGTGTGGTTTGCCTAGTGCGTACTTGATTCGCACAGTGTCACCATAGCGTACAGAGGACTTCTGTACTGGTTCACCATCGTTGTCGATGACTGGAAAATCATCAAACTTTGTGGCGAACTTGCGCTGGTTCTCGTTTTTGTAGGTCTTGAGCTTGACGCCCTCGGCCTGCAGTTTCTCTGCCGTGTCGTCGTCTAGTGTGACGACTACTGAGTACTTTCCTGTGCTCTGTCCGTTGAAAACTTCGTGCTCTGACAGATTAGCGAAAGCGACTTTACCAGTGATTACAGCCATTTGTATTACTCCTTTGGTTTGCAAATGCTCCCTTGAGCATCTGCAGTTAGTTTAACATTAAGTTTTAGTGATTGTCAAATAAATTCTTCTAAAAGATTCCAAGCCTCATCAGAGTCTTGTGCCATATCCTCAATGTCCGAGAGGATACAGCGTGCTTCGTCAGTGTCCATTCGTCTCTCGAGGACTAGAAAATTATACATTTCAAAGTATGTTTGAGTGCTCATTTTGAAAACCTCCTGTTTTTGTTCTCTGCTAGCATTTCGACAATCTCCATTGCAGAACGTACGTCAGGGAATACCATTGTGAACTTCTCTAGTATCCCATCCTCCCCGTAGCGACCCCAGAATTGCAGAGAGGCACCATTGCGAGCGAATGTGATGGTCGCATCATCAATATCGTAGTAATCTTCCATTAGTATATCCTTAGTTATTTATTTAGTATTAATTAATAATCAACCTAAGTACTCTTAAGTATTCTACAGTAGCTTTTACCATGTGTCAACCCTATATTCGATCATGTAAGCAAAATAAATCACACCCATGATGAAAACTACTGCTAGTAGGTCTTCAATAAACGACTTCATCTTCCTCAGTCCCCACGTCATGTTTGTATGGTGTCTCCTCAAAGTCCGCCAGAGCGTCTCTCACGACCCTCACGCACTCGCTGCAGGTATCTAGGAATTCGCCACTTTTCGGATCTTTTCGCGTCAGTTCGTAGTCGTTCAGCACACTATCACAAATTTTACAACGCATCGTTTTGTCCCTCAAATAGTTTGATCATATCTGTAAATTGATTGTATTTTTCTTTGAGCTCGTTCTCGGGCATCTCCTCTAGTGTATTTTTATAGCCCACTTCAGCCCAGAATCGAATCTCGTTTTGAGTCATCATAGCATACTCATATTCCCAAAGGTCATTAATATATTCGTATTTATGCATTGGTTCAAAATCTAAATCGTCCACTAACTTATCCCCCAAACTTGCTTTTGCCACAAAAGTGCCACTGGACTGCCAGAGTACATGCTTTCGTCGGCAGTGTAAACAAAAGAATCGTATTTATATGGGTTATAGGTCACTTTGTCAAGTTTGTCACCCTTCAGAATCCCTCTAGAGGGTATCCATTCGCCCACTATGCCAGCGTGAACATTCTTTTGCTGCTCTCGGAGCACCCTAGCACGCCCTGAGAGGCTCACCACGGGCCGAGCGTCCCTGAGCCATACCTCAGCCCTATGGGCAACCACTTTGCCCTTCTGAGGGCCTTCTAGGGCCTTTAGTGACCAAGTGTGCTTGTGTAAATTGTAGTAGGCCATCACACGCATTTTGAATTCTCCAAATATTTGATTGCTTTATGCAAAATAGTTATATCGTCTTTCACATGCCCTAAGGCTACGTTGCAACTGTGACACAAAATCCCTCGAATAGCGCCCGTCTCGTGACAATGATCCACTACTGCCTGATTTGATGGGCGTTTTGAGCCTCTTTTGATCGCTTCTGTGTGTAATTTAACGTCACAACAAGCGCATTTTGAGTCTTGAGCGTTTAACATAGAACACCATTTATCTCTTGTCAACTTTCATTAGTTCATCTCCTCAACAAATTCTAGTATAGCATCTAACATTTCGTCGGTAGTGTCAATAATATTTCCTTCAATATCTTCGACCCAATTGACACCCTCTAGGCGATACTCTGCGATCCCATGGTATTCCTCAGGGTCCAGAGCAGCACTAGAGTGATTCCCTAGGCGCACTATACGCTCCTGAACGTTAAAACTAGTGTAGTATTCCTGTCCGTTCAATACTATCGTTTCATAGTGTGTCATAGTCCGAGCTCCAATTGTGGATCTTGTATACTGTAGATATCCACTAGCAGCATTGCAAACTCTTTTGCACGCTGAGGGGTCATATTGCCGCTATCTAGCACGCTATCTAGTAGCACCCCTGTGCTGCTGTAGAGTGCCAATTGATCTCCCTCGTGCCATACTGCGATCATCTGAGGGCTAGAGTATGCTATATAGTCGCCTGTGTTCAAGTCTACCATGGGCGTGCCCCCGCGTAGTACGTTTCTATATATTCTGCTGCTAGATAATCGACACTATCTAGATCCTCGATATACGGATCATATATGCGATCTATCTGCAGACCAGTGTCAATGCTATACACTAGTATTTCGTAGTTCCTACGCCATACCAGTGCGATCTCTGAGTCGATATGAGCGATATAGTCGCCAGTTTCAAATATGAGCATAGTCTATTCTCCCCTAGGGTCAAATTCGTTTGTACGCTTTTCAAAGTGCACAGTGTAGGGTGCAAATTGTGGATACTTTTCAGCATACTCTCGAGATACGACGTCTGCCATGACTCGTGATTCGTCCTCATACGCTACCATATCGTCACAATCTCGGACTACAAAAATATATTCACTCATAATCAATCCCCTATCAATTAATGTTTTTTGTATGATACATTCGCCACAGATTTTTTCCAGCACGCTGTGCAATCGCCACAGGACCCGTCCTGATCATACGCTGGGCACGAATAGCCCACTGCAGCACCCTTGTGATGCACTGTGCTAGTACTCACAGCGACTTTGAGTGGCTCCCCGTCTACCATGGCACTGCTGAGGCGTACTGTGAGATTCTCTGGAAAGCCCTCTAGATTGGTTGCTAGATATTTTGACACTATACCCTTCTCTCGCGTAGGCAGCCAGTGCTGGATCTCTGGGGTCGCCTTTGCGACTGCGACAATACTACGCAATGCGTCGACACTAGGCAGATCTCCGGCAGAAAACCAACGATGGTAGCCAGCACCCTTGAGGCCTCGCTTTTGTTTGTTCGCTGAGTGCTTTCTGATCTGTGTGACCATGGAATCAATCCACGCCTGAGGGTCACTCTCGAGAGCCTCGAGCCACAATTGTAGGTTATTTTTCCACGACTGCAGCGCACTAGGGTATACCTTTGCAAGCTTGAGTGCATAGCACCCTGAGCACGTGGAGCCCTCTACGTGGACTAGTTTCGACCCTACGTTGCACGCTGTGGGGTCAGTGCTGAACGTGGACCCGTGGATCTTGCTATTGCCTTTGGTCACTACGCCAAACTGTTTTGCTGCTTTGATGGTCATGGTTGTCATGGTCATATCTCCATTGTCGTGAATCGTTCACTAGGCTGCATACTCTAGGGCCCTAGTATACATAGGACCCTATGATATGCAAACTATTATCGTACTGCGACGCCCTGTGAATACAATTTGAATTCTAGGGTGCCATATGTATAGCCAGCCTCTCGTGCAGCCTCAAAGGGTGAGAGGGTGCCAGTGTATGCCATGCCTTTGCGGACTAGATCCAGCATTTGATTCGTGCTCATGCTGCTTTCTCCTGTGCTGCTACTGATAGATCCTTTGGTCCAATGCCCTCAGCATTATCGTAGCCTCGAGCGTACACTAGGGCCTTTGCACCGTTCGAACTATCGAATAGTTGTTTGCCATACTGTGAGACCACAAAATAGTGATCAGTAGCCTTGATTACTTTGCAGTATATCATTGGAATAGTCTCGCCATCCTCGAGAGCAGCGAGCTCCTCAGCCTCGCGAGCCTCCTGTGCTGCGACTAGCTCGCGGTAGTGCTTATATTGATCATAGGCAGTGCCTACGTTGATGCGACTAGTTTCCAGTGTAGGCAGAACAATGCCGTATTCGTCCGCCAGTGTGATCACAGTGCGGCAGTATTCATACTTCCACAGAAAGAAACGCATGAGATCATCGTTGCTCGTAGCGTCACGGTACTTGTCGACAAACATTTGTGCGCACTCCATTGTATTGATCATCTCAGCAATTGCTTTGGTGTGTTTCTTTGCAATACGTACAGTCATTTGAATATCTCCAGTAGCACGTCAGTTCCCCTCATGGGCCCCGTTCGCTGTGCCAGTGAGATCACTATAGCGTCCCCTCAGAATATTGCAATATCAATTTGATATATACACTGATCACTTTGGTTATATATCTCTACCTATATAGATAGTAGCAACACACTAGCACTCTGCACTGTGTGGTCCTGAGTGATCCCTGTGTGATCCTCTAGGGTGCCTGAGTGATCCCTGAGGGTGCCTGAGTGTACCCTAATGCACCCTCTCACTTTCCCTTTTGAAACCCCTGTGGATAACTTATGCACACCTGTGAATAACTCACCCCTGTGGATATCCTGTGGATAACTCATGCACTACTTTGGTGCACCTGTGGATAACTCAGGTGTGGATATCCTGTGGATAACCTGTGTGTATCCTGTGGATAACTTTAGGGTCGCCTGTGGATTACCTGTGGATAACTTTTGATGGGGGCGGGGGGCCTGTGGGTGCTATAGAATATATTTATGTACCTACTCAGACACAAAATAGGGTAAATTCCAAGGCACCCCTAGGCACCCCTGAGTAACCCAATAGCAATACTTAAGTAATTATTTATTAAGGAAGTTCTAATGTATGCAATAGTAATTCAAAAGTAATAAAAAAGATGCACAAAAGGGGTCCAAAAGGGTTGACAAAGGAATACAGGGGCGGGCACAATAGAATATGTTGACTTTAGAAAGAAAATATGATACAATAA